CCGCTTTCCTCGGTTGGATGGTACCTGAGGCCCTCAGGAAGACAGGTACCTACTACTACATCTTCCCAACATACAGCCAAGGGAAGAAGATCATCTGGGATGGAATTGATAATAAAGGAATCCCACTTCTGCATTACATCGGAGGGGCTTTAGGCCTCGAATGGGATCAGTGTAAAGACATCGTCAAGTTTAACGAGTCAGAGCTTCAGATTACACTCCCAGTAATCAAAGGTGGTTCTAAGGGTTCTATCATCCAGATTATCGGCGTTGAGAACATTGACCGAGTGGTTGGGACCAACCCCATCGGGGTGATCTTTTCAGAGTATGCTCTTCAGAAACCGCAGTGTTGGTCATATCTCAGACCAATCCTCGAAGCCAACGGCGGGTGGGCCATCTTCGTGTTCACACCCAGAGGCCAGAATCATGCCTTCACCCTTTGGCAAGAAGCCACAAAGTCAAAAGACTGGTCAACCAGCCTAAAGACTATCAAGGACACCTACAAAGGTGACGGAAGTCCGATCATCTCAATGGCTCAAATTGAGCAGATGCGAGCAGAGGGCGAAGATGAGGATCTAATCCAGCAAGAGTATTTCTGCTCCTTCGCTGGGGCCCAATCAGGCTCTTACTACAGCCACCTCGTCCAGAAAGCTCAGGAAGAAGGCAGGGTGAGACCAGGCTTGTTCGATCCCAACCTCCCAGTTGACACCTTCTGGGACATCGGGCAAGCAGACACAACGGTTATCGGATTCCGGCAGGTCCTTGGGAGTGAGCGGCGATGGATCAACTGTTATGAAAACAGTGGTCAGGGGCTTGACCACTATGCCTCAATCCTGGCGGAGCTTGCCAGGGTCAACAATTATCGCTATCGGCATCACTACTTTCCTCATGACATGAAGGTCACAGAATTCACAACGGGAGAAGCCCGAATCGTCGCCGCGCGGAGATTGGGCATACGACCATGTAGTGTCGTCCCCAAGCGACCCCTCTATGAGGGCATTGATGCCGTAAGACGGGCCTTCTCCCACTATTGGTTCGACTCTAACTATGCGGCTAAGCTGCTCGTCGCATTGGCCACCTACCACCGCAAGTGGGACAAAGAGGGGAGAGTCTTCAGCGAGCTACCTGACCACGATTGGACCTCACACTATGCGGATATGGTCAGATATGAGGCCATTGTCGGTGATAACTATTACCGAGAAGAGCTTGATCTCCCCGAAGCTGGGGTTGTCACCTTTGATCCATTGACTTATAATGAAAACATTCCGAGATGGGACGTATTATCGAAACAAGAACTTGAAAGCGCTAGCCGAAGCGCTTATTATTGAACTCACCCATGAGCGGGCAGCGGTTCCACCTGTTGAGTTGCTCTATGATCTTGACACGGCCGCGATGCTTGTGGGAATGACCAGGAGACAGCTTGAAGGCTTTCTCAGGGGGCATCCTGGCATTGTGAGGTTCAAGCGTAACCGTTTCTCACACCAGCGCTTTGTAACAGGAGACGAGATCAAACGGATCAGGGAGATTGTCATTGAAGAAGAAGAGCCACAACAGCCTTCTCAAGCCGTCAAACCATCGCTTTCCGGTACAGAAAGAAGACTGGCTAGCGCTGGGTTTGAAACGGGCTGGCATCGGGGAGAAGGAACTCGCGGCTGCGGTCAAGGAAGCCTTCGAGGAGAACAAACGCCTTCTCCATGCGACCAAAAAGGAGATCAAGATCGTTGATGGTGTGCCAGTCGAGGTTGAGGTCGCGGACAACCCAGCCAGGCAGAGAGCCATCGAGAGCATTTATGATCTCGCTGGGGCGAGGCGTGAACGAGACAAAGAACCTGGGCATGGCGGGCCAACGATTGTCCTGAACTTGCCAAACTACTATGACCCAAACTTCCTCAAAAAGGAAGGAGTCATTGATGTAACCCCTCAAGAAGAGAAAGGTGACAACCATGATAAGCCCTGAGATCCTCATCCTTTTACCGGTCGTCGGCGGGTTCTTAGGTAGTTTAGGCAGGGCACTCGCCGGTGTCTTTACACTTGGTCTATCAGAGCTCTTCCTGGCTCCAAAACCTGAACCACCGGCTCCTCCGCAACCAGCAGCAGGGACCATCCTCACTCCGCAACAACTCGAAGATGCCCAGCGCCTTGCTGTGCAGGAAGAGCTGAAGAAGCGCAGGAAGGCCCGGCTTGCTAGGACCTTTTTTACGGAATCTGATGGGCTTGTCCCAAGTGAGAACCAAGGTAAGCCGCAGCTCTTAGGCAGTTAAGTGGTGAGTTATGGCAGGAGCATTAGAAGCCCGTGGAAAGGCCCAGCGAGAGCACGAGCTCAACGTTAAGCAAAATCTTGCTGACCTTAAACAGAAAGTTGATATACTTGAAGACATTGTACTAACAGGCGACCATTCATTCTACCCTGAATGGCAGCGACCTATGAGGGCAGACTTTCAAAGAAAAGCTCCTAGTGGTCGGTTTGAGATGGTAGGACGCAATTTAGGCAGTAGCCGTGAGACTGCTTCGTTGACTGGCCCAGCAACATTTGCCTCAGTTATTCAGCAAACCATTGGTGTCAACCCTGGGATTGATGGTCAGAGATTCACACTTAGTGTGGGCGGTAAGGGGGCCTTTGCCGCAATTCAAAACGCTGCTGCAAATGCCCTACAGGCAATTAGGCCGAGCTTGGCAGAGTTTAGCGCAGCGGAGGCCGAGCTACCGAAGCTATTCAAACGCCGCCAACCATTCATCCTTGGTAATGGATCGATCACTGATAGTGACCTACTAGGCCGGGCCTTCTTACTGGGACAATGATACGAATTGGACGGACACCCAAACAACAAGCTAAGCGACTAGCCATTCAGCAAGAGGAGGCTGCTAGGCGCAGCAAGTGGATTGATCGGATGAAAGCGATGGGCCTGATTCCATGGAATGATCCTCAACTTGGCCCAGGAAAGCCTGCCCTTCTCGGTGAAGCACAGAGCCATGATGAACGAGGCACTGGTTGACAGGATCATCCGTGAGAAAGGCTTAGCCTGGGAAGAGCATCGGCTCTGGGAACCTGTATGGCAGGAAATCTCTGATTTCGTCTTCCCACGGCGAGGAGACATGGTAGCTACCCTCGTTCCAGGCTCGATGAGAACCAGGCGGCTCTTCGACTCAACGGCGGTCGTGGCGGCAACCCGCCTTGCCGCTGCCCTCGCCGGCGCGGTGACCCCATCCACAATCCAATGGTTCGATGTTGAGGTCAGTGTTCCATCTGGAGTCTTGATCCCAAAGCAAGTTCAAGACTGGACCTACAGCGTGGCTGACGGTATGTTCAAGACCCTCCAGCGGTCTAACTTCAACATCGAGATCAGAGAACTCTATCATGACCTTGTCACCTACGGAACCGCCGCTATCTTTATCGATGAAGCCGATGGTCAGCCATTCTTTAGGACGCTCCACCCAAAAGAATACGCCATTCTTACAGACACCAACAACACTACCTACAAAGTGGTGCGGCTGATCAAAATGACTGTTAGAGAGATGATCATGACATTCGGCTTCGAGAACCTGGCCCTTGGGCTTCAGCAATCGATCAACAGCCAGAAGGACCTCGACGCCAAGATTGATGTCATTCATTGGATCAGCCTCCGCAGCCACGACAAGATCGGGTTCCCGGCCGACAATTTCCCTGTCGCGTCCGTCTATGTCGATGAAAAGCACAAGCACATCTTAAAGCGGTCAGGCTTTCGTGAGTGGCCCATCCCTGTTGTTCGATGGGCTTCAACCAGCGGTGAAAGCTATGGCCGCTCCCCAGCGTTCGATGCACTGCCGGACATCTTGAGCCTCAACAAAGCCGAAGAGCTTGCTTTGCGGGCTTGGGCCATGGCCGTTATGCCACCTCTCCTGGCTCGGCATGACGGCATCTTGAGCAAGCCCGACCTTCGCCCGGCGAGGTTGAACTTCGTGAACGATGAGGGGAGCCTGCAATGGTTCCCACCAGCCACGAATCTCGACATCGAAACCATTCAACGGGAAGACAAACGACGGGCTATTTGGAACACCTTCTTCATGGACCAAGTCCAGTTCATTCCTGAGCGAGGGAAGACGCCTCCATCAGCTGAAGAGGTGAGGGCTAGGCTCAATGTCATGCTCCAGATTCTCGGCCCAACTCTTTCACAGGTGGAGCATGAGCTGTTGATCCCGTTATTGGTGAGGGTCTATGGTATCCTTTCAAGGTCCAAGGTCATTCCAACAGCGCCATTAATTGTCTCCCAGTTTGCCGAGCGATTCGGCACCGGGCTCAATTTGAGCTTCATTGGACCGATCGCCCGTGCTAAGCGGCAATCGATGAGCCAAACGCTAGACTCTGTTTTGATATCCACCCAGGCGGCCGCGGCGTTGAATCCTAACGTCATCGATAATATCAACTTTGACGAGTGGATCCGTGAAAAGCTGAAGGCTGAGCTAGCTCCGCGAACCATTCTCAGAGACCGTGATGAGGTCGAGAAAATCAGGCAGGCTCGGGTCGAACAGATGCAACAGGCCCAAGGCATAGAAACCATGTCAGCGGTAAGTGAGATTGCCGGCAACCTCACTAAGGTGGACCAGGCGACGAGGGGAAGGACCAATGCATGACGATGGTGACCTGGCCCAATTTGCAGAGAAGGAAGAGAAGCGCATCGCTGACTATCGAACGGTCTTTACCACTCCCGAGGGCCGTCGGGTCCTAGAGGACTTGGAAGAGCGCTTCTTGTGGCAGGAGAGCCGTAACTTCATCCTTGACAAAAACCCACTGGCTCTGGCATATATTGATGGCCAACGTAATGTGCTGAAAAGTATTCGTAAGTGGTTGACACTCGACCTCAACAGCTACATTCAGCAGCTGAAGAAGCCAGTTGATCCATTAGGAGGAGACCCATATGGGCAATCAACAGGTGGTTACCACTGATCAGACAACCAATCAACAGGAAGGCATTGGACCCGAAGTATGGACTAAGTACATACCGGAAGACTTACGGGATAAAGGCTACTGGGAACCGGTCAAAAACGCGGATCTCAGCACTGTCTTGAAGAACTATGGACACGCCCAGGAGAAGCTGGGTAAGACTGTGTTCTCTATCCCAGACAATCCTGATGACGCTGAAAGCTGGTCTAAGATTTATGATAAGTTAGGACGACCGAAGAGCCCAGACGACTACAAGTATGAATTGCCTAAGATTGATGGGCAGGAATGGAACCAAGAGACCATAAAAGATTTCAACCGGGTCGCCCATAAGATCGGCTTGACTAACAAGCAGGCTCAGGAGTTTATGAAGTGGCTTGGCTCTGATCTCAATGCCAAGCTCAAAGCCCACACTGAGGCAAAGCTCCAAGAAGCGGCAACTACTGAAGCCAAGTTGAAACGTGAATTTGGAAAGGACTATGATGCACGGATTGCCCTCGCAAAGAGGGCCGGTGCATTGTACTTCGGGCAGGAAAGCGTGGAGACATGGTTCGATGCCATGCCAGAACCCGTGATCCGTGGCCTGATGAAACTCGGTGAGCAACTGGCGGAGGACAAGGTCTTTGGGACTAACCCGCCAGAGATGCAGGGGATCACGACCAAAGAAGAAGCGTTGCGAAGGATCGCAGAGATCGGGAGTGATCGAAACCATCCCTACTGGAGCCGAGACCGAAATGATCCACGGTACAAGGCTGCCGTTGAAGAGATGGCCCAACTGCATCACATTGCTTACGGTACCTGACAAGCGGACAACCATCTCGGCCCGTTTGTAAAGGTCCCGCTCGATAGCGGCCCGTTATGGACAACCCATCGGCGGATTAAACAGCGCAACGCATGATGAGGGGTAGGCCCAATGTCTAACATGATTACTGAGGCTTTTGTCAGCCAATTTAGGACGAACGTGACCTTCCTCTATCAGCAGCGCGGAAGCAAGCTGAGGGGGAGAGTCCGAGAGGAGGCGAGCAATGCTCGCTACATTTTCTTTGATCGAATCGGCCCTACCACGGCGGTGAAAAAGACGGTCCGCCACGGTGACACCCCGCTCGTCAATACGCAGCACTCCAGGCGTCGGGCGGAAAAGGTGGATTATGAGTGGGCCGACTTGATTGACAAGGAGGATGAAACCCGCATCCTCATCGAACCTCGAAGCGCTTATGCCCAGAACGCGGCCTTTGCGATGGGGAGGGCTTTCGACGATGAAGTGATCCTCGCCTTCACCGCCGATGCTAAGGAGGGTGAGTCTGGTGGGACGACCGTTGCGTTCCCGTCTGCTCAGATCATCGTCAACGGTGGAACAGGGATGACCCTTGATAAACTGAAGAGCGCGAAGCTCCTCTTCGATAGGGCCGACGTGCCGATGGAGAACTGGCAGTTGGTGGTGTCTCCCGACGCAGTGATCGACCTGCTGGGGGACCCTGAAGTCACCAGTTCTGACTTCAACGTCATCAAGACCCTTGTCTCCGGTGACATGGAAGGCCTGACCTACATGAATTTCCACTGGGTCAAGTCCACGCGGTTGCCGATTACCGGAAACATCCGGAAGTGCTTCGCGTGGCACCCAGATGCCATGGGGATGATTGTAGGGATGGAGTTCACCACCCGCATCACTGAGCGTGATGACAAGAGCTATTCCACTCAGGTCTATGTGGCTGGCTCTTTCGGCGGGGTAAGGATTCTCGACAATGGTGTCGTTGAGATCGACATCGATGAGTCGGTCTAAGGAGGTAGCATATGCCATTTGCTGGATCACCCTCTGATTCTCCTCAGAGGGCTAATGAAAAAGACAGTGCAAAGAAAGTTGACCTCCGCGACTCCAGCGGGCTCCGTGTCAAGGCTGCACGGTATGTGCATAGCTCTGGAAATGGAGACGGTCAGGTCAACATGTTCAAACTACCGCCTGGGCGGATTCGCATCTATCCCCACCTGTCTCGTATTGTCACGAGTCAGATGGGCAGTGGTGCAGTCGTGAGCGTTGGCTATCGAGCCTACAAAAGGGAAGATGGCACGAATGTCAACGCGAGTGCCAACGAGTGGGCAAACAACCTAGCCGCTGGCTCTGGGGCACAGGACGTGGCCTTTACCAATGGCGTCGTAGGAACACAGAACATCTACGATTCCTCCGATGGCATTGAGGTGTATGCCACGATCGCCTCTGGCAACATCAGAGATAACGACACAATCTATGTCGCATGTGTCTACTCTGGTGGTGAGGGCAACTAAGACAACTGAGGAGGGGGGCTTGTCCCCCCTCCCGTCATGGAGACACAAATGGCAACTAAGAAAGGAAAAGAAAGCCTGATCTATATCGGTGCTGGAACAGAACCGCCCCATGCGGCTGCAATCACAGCACTGACCGATAACAGCGGTGGGACGGCTGACAATACACTGCAGGCAATCGGAGCCACCTATTCACAGACAGAAGTGAGAAATAACTTTGCTGATCTGGCTGCTAAGATCAATCAAATTCTCACGCTCCTCCAAGATGTTGGGCTACGAAAGTAAGGTGGTTAAATGGCAACAATCAACCCGACCAGATTGGAAACAGGATCAGTGGCCCATTGGCAATGGTCCGGCCTGGTAGCGAGCGGTGATGTTGGCGTGGCGGTGCCAATCCCCAAAAACAAGTCAATTACCGTCCAAACCTATGGAACGTTTGCCGGTGGGCTCACCGTCAAGTATCAAGGCTCGTTGGACTTAGAGAACCCGGTAAATTGGTTCGACCTCACAGACCAGGCCGGCACGGTTATTGCCCATACAGCGGGCGATGGGTCCGTGGTGGCCGAAAACGTGAAATGGATTCGACCGCTTGCCTCAGCCGGATCAGGTGGGGGAAATGCTACAGCGGTCGTCTTTGCGGTGCGCTGATGCTCCTAAAGAAACATTACAAACATGTGCTTGGCTCCGCGGTGCTAGACAAAGTGGAAGCCAAGCGTTTCGGTGCTCGGCAAAACTTCACCCCCAGAATCATTGAGAGGGGGACAACTGAAGGATGGCTCTCGTTGGTGGATGGTCACATCGTTATCCACTCAACGCCCAACGAGCTAATCTATAAGATAGTCAGGGGTCCTGGCTGGTATAGCTGCTTTGACAACACTCAGTTTTCTGGGGAGCAGGAAGCCAGGCAGCATATTGAGGCGCATCACAAAGGTGAGCTCTCACCAGATCGTAGCAATCCGTCAGGCTATCGTCGCATCAATCACTATGAGTGTGAGCTTATTGACCTGCCAACCTGGCAGCCACGGTCAATCATAGATCGCCTCCGCGAGTGGGTGAAGAAAGTGAGGCGCTGATGGCAAATCAAATCTTTAACATTGCACTCGGTCGAGTGGCAGAGCTCTACAATCGTGTAGACACGAATGATCCAGCGAACTCAGCGTTGGTCATTGTGGCCATCAACACGACAGCATCAGATGCCGTGTTGAAGGACTTGGACACCTTGGCAGCGGTCTTAGGCAATGCCAATACGAGCGAAGTGACCAACACCGGCTATGCTAGGAAGATCCTCACTGACGCTGACATCGTGGCCTTTGCTCCTGATGATGTCAACGATCGTGTTGACCTAGACATCCCTGACCAAACGTGGACTGGGGTCGCTGCCGGGACTGGGTGGACCGATCTCCTCATCTGCTATGACAACGATACAACCGGCGGGACTGATAGCAATATCATCCCAATGACCATGCATGATTTCGTTGTCACACCTGATGGCTCAGACATTACAGCCCAGATCGCGGCGGAAGGCTTTTATCGAGCAAGCTAATGATGCAGGGCTCCATTGGAGCTCTGTCTAGGAGGTAAAACCATGTCAGACACTAAGACGACTCTCTGGGGTGCCGTTTCCGCTGTTGGCCTGGCGGTGTTTACCTACTTACAGACTGGTGGGGACATGACCAATATAGCCTTTTGGTTTGGCTTGTTGGCTGTGATTGGGAATGCCCTCCACGGCTACTTTAGTGCTGACAAATAATGGCATGGTCAGAAGCAATTAGTAGCGTTGCGAGCGCATTCTCGCAGGTCTTCAGGTGGGCCTTCGGTGGACAGACCCGACAGGAGCGTCGTCTCGAAGCTGAGGCTGAGGCCCTGGAGAAGGAGTGGCATGACACGAGTGATCCACGGTGTCTTGATCGGCTCAATGATATTCGGGCTCGCCTCAAGCGGTTGCGTGACCAAGCCGCAGCGCGTCGCCTCTAGTGAGGCGTGCTATCACGCCATCATCAGAGAGCCGGAGGCTCAGTGGCTCAACGCCCATGGCTGGCCGCTTGTCAGGCCAGGAGACCTCGTCATGGCTCGCTACTGTGCTGATGAGGATATTCAGTCTCTGGTCAACCAGATCCGTGCCCTCACCAATGAGGCAAGGCGATGAAGATGTGTCTCTGGCACAAGAAGATTGCTGCCTCGCCAGGTCATTCACTGTGCGAGACGTGCTTGCTGCGCCTACGCATTCGCACGCGATTGCAGCGTGGGGTGCGGCTCAAGAAGATTGACTGTCTGAGATGTGCT